CCATCCGAGTGGCACGAAACCCACAACATCCCCTATGTTGCTGCAGACCTAGTAGCGAATAAGGATACTCTTAGTGATTGATCGCAATGCAGATATTTTGGATCGCCTGCTTTACGCCAAAGACAAAATCCGTGGACCAGGCGCACCCTTAGTAAGGGACTCAATCGCGGAAATTGAAAAGCTCCGCACCGAGTGCCAGCGACTTGCCAAACTTCTTATGAGTGAATACGTATTTGTCCATGAGCGACTCATTGAAGAAGTGGACGAAACACTCAAGCCGTACTTGGGCAACTCAAATGGGTGATGGCAACCGGACGCTAACGGTAACCCTGACCGAAGCGCAGTACGACACCTTCGTTGCTGCGATGCATGAAGCGGATCAGATTTGGAAAGAGCTTGGCATTGCTCGATCCAGCAACAGGCAAACACTCCTTCGGGGAATGGGTCGGCTTAGCAAGGCTTGGCAATCAGCCAAGAAAGGCTGAATCTTCTCCGATAGCAGTGCTATCACTATCCTCGCTAGTGCTTGTTTGCGCTGTAGAAATGACCGCATCAAGCAGTGCCGATATATCTGGGTGCGATAACACCATTTCAAGGTCTATTTGGTACCTGTTTCTACTGCTTGAATCTGTCCTCTGTACCAAACCTGCACGCACAAGATTTGTCATCTGTTTAGAAACGTTGTTTTCAGTCGTTCCGAGGCGGATTGCTGCTTCTCGGATCGTTGTTTGAGGATTCTTCATCAAGTCGCTAAGAATGCGTCCGTTCGTGGTTAGAAGAGGAACGGCGTCACCGCGATAGTTGATTAGTCGATACTCCGACAAGCACTTCAGTACGGCATCAACGATTTCATCGGGATCGGTTTTCCCGGCTATTGCCGATTCAAGTGGGCGTCGCAACGGACTATTACTTCCTCCCACATACATTGCTAAACCCCTTGACTGATTTACTTATGAGCCGGTGCTACCGTATCACCTTATGAATGGAGACTCCACTGGCAACGCTATTGGACCCGATTTTGGGGCAGCACTGAAGTCGCTTAGTTCACTTCAAAAAGTTCCTCGGCTTTGTGCCTTCGGACGATTCATTGAGTCATCGCCACCAGAATTTCAACAAGCCCTTCAAACGGCGATGGACTCTGATGCTTCACATAGAAGTATTTACATTGAACTCACGAAGGCTGGAGTTCGTGTAGGCAGGGACACATTCACTCTTCATCGCGTAGGGCGATGCATCTGCACTGGAGAAACATCGTGAACTACGACGAACTCGCCGACAAGCTCATCAATCTTGAAACAGTTGACGAACCAACCAAAGAAAAACCCTCCTACCCTTCCGGCTGGGAACCAGGCGTTGTCTGGGATGGCAAAAAGGGAACCCTGACCACCTCCACGTTGACGGACATTCCAACCGACTGGTCCGAAATCCTTTATGAACGAGGACTTGATCCCGAGGCCTATGAGGTAGTCGGCGACACTATCCGCTGGACGAGTTACGACGGATGGAAGCGTGATGCTCCCGGCGACGAGGCGTATTCTGCCATCTGCTATTCCTACAAAGCAGAAATCCGCCTCAAGCGATCAAGCCTTGGATTTGACTGCGAAGATCTCTATAAAGAAATTCGCAAGGATAAGTCAACCTCAAAACCAAAGGGCAAGGTTGATCGCACTCTGTTTGTAAACCTTAGCGATTGGCAAATCGGCAACGGTGATGCAGGTGGCGTAAAGACTCAGATTCAAGCGCTTGCCAAACTTCCCGATCAGATTGTTGATCGAATCAAACGACTCAAGAAGTCGGATCGTCCGGTTCAGCGAGTGGTCATTGCTGGCCTTGGCGACTTGGTGGAAGGAACCTGTGGGTTCTATCCATCCCAACAGTTCCTTACGGAAATTGATCGCAGAGAACAAACCCGAGTCGTGCGGCGCGCGCTCGTTGAAATTGTTCGTGCGGTTGCAAAGACTGAACTTGAAGTAACCGTAACCGCCGTCGGTGGAAACCATGGAGAGAATCGACAGAACTCCAAGCGCATTACGGGATTCAATGACAACGATGATGTTTCAGTATTTGAGCAGGTTGCTGAAATTTTTGCAGAGTCTGAATACAAGAACGTTGGGTTCCGTCTTCCTGCTGATCGCATGGCAGTTGCAATTGAATGTCATGGTCAGATCATTTCATTCACGCATGGACATCTTCCCCGACCCAGTTCAAATGCAGCAGAAACCATGTGGGGCTGGTGGGCCAAACAAGCGATGGGTCGCTACTACCCAGCGGTCGCTGATGCGAACATCCTCGTCACTGGTCACTATCACCATTTGAATGTGAAACAGCAGGAGGGGCGCACCGTCTTTGTCTGCCCTTCATTGACCGCCGTTGGTGATTGGTTCTCAAACTCAAGTGGCGTTCAGACCGTCCCAGGAACATTGACATTCGTCGTTGACGCTTCAGGCTGGAACGACTTGGAGGTCATTTCCTGATGTGGACTGGAATCATCATTGGAGTAACCGCTGCAGTGATCATTCTTCTGCTTCTCTTTACGCTGATTGCAGCACTTGGTTCAGCGGTTATTGCTCGCCAAGCTCAAGAGCAAGTTAACGAAATACGTCATCACTTAATGGATCGCGATCTGCTTGATTTGCTTGGAGAAGAAGAACTGTGAAGATTGGACGCATTGGGCGGGCTTCCTACAAAAAGCCCGCAACGAAGAGTCGCGCTACCACGCCAAAGATTCCAACTACCTCAAAACCGAAGACTGAGGCAAAGCCACCACCGGCTAGAGAGAACATGAAGCGGGAAAATGTTTCTCAAGTGACTCGAACGCTCACTCCCGAGGAAGTCCTCCGAAGCAGGCCGGATGGAACTGAGCGGGTTCAGGTCGTGGAAATTGAATGGTACGACGCTGTCAGCGTTGGCGGCCTTGACTGGGTATGCGAAGACGACATTGAAACCGATGCCTCTTTGAGCTTTGCTATCGGTTATCTCGTAAATGAAACTAAAGAGTCCATGACAATTGTGGCGCTCGTCAACGAAAGTCATTACGCTCACGGCATCACGATTCCCAAGGGAATGATTACTGCCGTAAGGAGAATTGGATGAGGGTAGGTTCGCTCTTCTCGGGGGGCGGTGGAGGCGATCTTGGGCTGCGCAACGCTGGACACGAAGTTGTGTTCGGTTGCGAAATTGATCCGAAGGCTCGTTCGGTTCTGCGATATCACCATCCCGATGTTCCGATCTATCACGACGTAAAGGAAGTTACTTATGACCGACTCGTTGCAGATGGGGTTGCCATTCCAGAACTCATCATGGGAGGAAGCCCCTGCCAAGACCTCTCAGTGGCTGGACGCCGTGGGGGACTGGATGGAGCGCGCTCTGGACTCTTCTGGGAACAATGCCGAATTGCTGATGAATGCTCTGCCGAGTGGGTTCTCTGGGAAAACGTCCCTGGCGCTTTCTCCAGTAACAAAGGAGCAGACTTCGCCGAAGTCCTTTTCGGACTCACCGGACACCGACCGACTGTTCCCGCTAGTGGATGGAAGTCTGGAGGAATCTGCATCGGACCAAAGCGAGCAGCAGTATGGCGAGTGCTTAACGCTCAGGCTTTCGGAGTCCCCCAGCGGCGCAGGCGAATCTTCGTTGTCGCAGGTCCTCGAACCTTGGGGAGAAAACTTGCAGGAGTTCTGTTTGAGTCAGAAAGCAGCGACAGGGATTCTTCGTCGCGCCGAAAAGAGGAACCGAAAGTTGCCCGCTCCACTCCGCGACGCTTTGGAACTTCTAGCGTCGGAGCAGCCACCGACATCGCCCAGTGCCTGACGACTAAGACCGGATCACGACTTGATCCCAATACCGAGTCATTTATTGTGGAACCACAGTGGATCGGATCGGTAGTTGAAGACGGCATTGCAGCACCGTTGCTTCATGGTGGCGGCGGTCCCCGTACAACAGACATTGACGGGGGGACTTGGGTGGTGTATTAATAGTGCATATCAGTAAATCGCTGATGCATGATGACCACCTAGGAAACCTATGAATACCTCTAAGCTCAAGGCAGTTCTTGCCGGAACCGCCATAACCGCTGTCGCACTCGCTGGGTGCGGAGCAGCCGAAACCAAAAGTTCCACCTCGGCTACTTCTGCCCCTACGACCAGCACCACTATTGCCAAGAAGCAAACGACTACGACCCTTGCTTCACAGGACATCCTCATTGAGGCTTACGTTTCAGTGATGAAGGATTACTTCCCCGGTACCTCTCGTTCAACTTTGATTGAACTGGGTCAAAACGCCTGCATGGTCATCAAGACCCAAGGTTCAGTTCTTGATGCAATGCTTGCAATCGCGAATGATCCCTCGTTCCGTGGGATGGAAGAAGCCGTTGGCTACACCTTTGGGACAGCCGTACCAGTGTTCTGCCCTCAGTATCAGGACGAAGTCGACGCAATTATCGCATCGTGATGGCAGATAGCCCTGACCTGAGTCCGAAGGCCGTATGGGAGAACCAACAGGCCCACATTTGGCTTACCAGTTACTCCAACGCCGTTGCTTGTGGCGGGGGGAAACCAGGTCAGGGTTATGTCGCCGTACTTCAGGCGATACCATCCAGTGAGGAATACATGACTGAGTCAACAGATCCCATCGCTTTCAATTGGCAATCCGGTGGCGACTGTCGTCTAAACCCATCCACCGAAGGAACGGACGCTCTTACCGTGAGCCAACTTCCAGCGGTCTTTGTCCCCACCGCCTACACCGTCCATGGTGAGCATTCCAGTGCCATGACGAGCAACGGCGACGCTGACGTTGCATTCCCCACCGAGGTGGCTAGGACCATTGACACCACGGGGGGATTTGCGACCAATCAAGGAGGCACCGTTGTGCATGACGCTAGGCATACCGACCAAGGGGACGCTGCTCTTCCCTCGTCCGGTCCGCAAGACGGTGCTAGTTACACCGTAGGGGGAGAGAGAGAAACCTATAGGTGGGTAGTAAGGAAACTTACCCCTCTTGAGTGTGAGCGTCTTATGGGCTGGCCTGATGGCTACACAGCAGTAGGGATCACCGATGAGGGTGAAGAAATCACCATTGCCAAGACCACTAGGTACAAGATTTGTGGCAATGGAATCGTCGCACCAGTGACCGAGTGGATCGGATCACGGATCATGGAAGTGTGTAATGAAGAGTGATGCATCGTACTTTCGACTAAGTAGCCGATCATGAAAGAAACCGAGTGGTGGGAAGAAATCGCCACGGGGGACTTCACTGAGTTCACCGGTAGGTGGGTACGGCACCATGTGTGTGGCAATGAATGCGCCGAAGGATGTGTGCAGGAGTCCCTCGCGCCGAAGCGGCCTGAAGAGCGACTATCTGGTGATATGCATTCATCAAGCATGCATAAAGGCCCTGACCGTGAATGGATGGAGCAGGCACGATGTGCAGGCATGACGCACAAGATGTTCCCAAGGGAGCATAAGGACATCACCTATATCCAAGAGGCACGGTTGATCTGCGCTGAATGCACAGTGGCCGAGGAATGCCTGACCTATGCGCTATCGTTCCCCTCGGGCGACATGCATGGGGTATGGGCAGGACTCACACCCCGACAGTTGGCCGCAGAACAACGGAAACGCAAGATCCGTCCCACCGTGCCAACCTTGGCGCAGATGTGGTCGGACCTAACCAGGGGGTAACCGTGGGCAAGCATTCCAAGTGCGATGATGTCATCGACTTCTGGATCTTCAAGTATGAGTCCGAGTGCGAAACCGTGGAGGCTCTGGAAGCCGCCCTCCGGAACCGCAATGCTGTCATCGATGAACTCCGAGCTGAAGTGCAGCGGCTCAGCGCACAGGTGTCATACTAGCACGACTGATGCCTGCTTGATGCCTGCATGGCGATGGCTTGACACCGCCGTTGTGGTCTGCTACCGTCTTCTCCGTGACGGCACCGGCTCTGCTGGTGTCTGGGTCCGATGTGGTTGGGCTGGTTTGTCCCCCCTCACCAGCTCGACCGCATTGGCCCTTCATTTGCCCTGAGAGCGATTCGCAGTCTCAGGACAACCGAATACCGCAGAAGTCGCACCAGCGGCTCCCGCCGAAGTCTGAAGCCGAGCTTTGACCTTCGCAAGGCCAGGGCTTACCGCATGGCCCAATCGTTGTCTTTCCCTCTAGGTAATCTTTGATCACTAGTTCGGGAGTGACTACTGGGGCTATGGGAGCAGGAGCATTGAGTCCACCAACGAGGATGGATTTCAGCGCCGTCAGCACCCACGCGTTTACGCTCATGCCTTCCGCTTCGGCAGCCTGGGTCACGTCGTTCTTGAGCGAGCCAGGCAGCCGTACCGTCAGTTGTGCTGGGCGGTCCGGATCGTGCCGTACCACATGAGCGGGCATTGGCTCAGAGGTTACCGTTGGAGTCGCGCAAGACCAGCGAGGTGAGATACTCGGTAACCGTCAGGTCCGTTGCCTCTGCTTGGTCGATTAATAGATTTTTGATGTGTGCCTCAAGCCGGATCGTCAGGGTTGACGGTTGGTTGCCATTCGGTCGGCGAGGAGGTCGTCCTGGTTTTCCCATGAGTAGAAGTATAGCCGATATCCGTATTGACAGGCTAATCCCGTGGGGGTAATATCCGTATATGCTTAACTATGACCGTGAGGTTCCAGACCCACACGACGAATACATTCCCGAGCTTGAAACTTCAGAGCCACCGTTCGTGGCTGAACCGGAGTGGATTGCCGAGGAGCGGCTCGCTGCTTTCGAGTGGGCCGTCAAAAACAACTAGGAGCTAGCCCTCTACCTTTCTAGGGTGAAGGGGGTTCTGCGCCGCCAGGGATCATTGTTGCCTGGGTCACGGCGTTAACGGCAGCCGAGCGCCAGATCGCTAATTCCCTGGCCGAATCCGGTCCCAAGAACCCCCGCTCCTGGGTGAACAGCCCCGCTGTGGATAACTGCGCGCGCCTGTGGATAACTAGGGCGGGACTCCTCAGCCTTTGTAAGCGCCAGGGAAGGCGTTGACCGGCTTGACTTGAACAAAGTTTGCTGGGTCTTCAAGCCATCCCGTTTTGTCGCGCAGGGTCTTACCGCACTTCATGCACGTTTCGGCCCAGGGATACCAGCGGCGAGACTCTGGGAGGTGCGGACAATCGAGGAGTTCCTTTGCCGCCTGGTCTGCTGCGGACCGAACGAACTCCGCCATCGACACGCCGGTCTTTGTCGCCGCATCCTTCCACCGTTGATGGCTCTCCGGGGAAGTCCGGATCAAGACCTGGTTGGATCCTTCACCTGGGGCTGCCCCAGTACTACGCCGTCGAGTCGGCTTCAGATCAGCCGCTACGGCTTCCATCGCTTCTTCAAGATTGTCTTCACTCATCAGAACACCTCATCTGGGGTAATTACTTCGTCAACGATTATTGCTTCCTCAATGTCGTCGCCAGGTGGCAACGCTGCGGGACTACCGCTGAGGAGAGCGTGGGTGGTTTCGGCTGGGAGTACGCCGGCCATTCCCATAAGTTCAATAAGCCGTCTGGCTTCGGTTTCTGGGTCAAACTCATCAACCGCCGCCGCATGGTCCGACACTTCTGCCAGCACGGCGCGCGCCGGGGTGGTTTCGGTATCACCGACAAAGTTGATGTTTACCGCTTCCATTCCCAGGAGCTTTGCCCGTCGATCCATAATCGACAGTGCTTGCTGTACCGCTTTGAGGTCTGGCTCAACCACAACTTCGGTACCGTCGTCCATTGTAACTTTTCTATGCTGCGTAAGTGGCCACACTGACTGCTGCAAAGAATCGAGCCGTTCAAGCTCCATCCGAAGAACTTCTGGATACGCCATAAGCGCTTCCTGGTTCATTCGAGAAAGTTGCCGTTGAATGGCGAAGTTCACCGCTTTAGTCGAAAGACCGAACCGTCGAGCAATTTCTTGCACCGCCGTTCCGGTTTTCCGCATCTGGAAAATCCGTAGATCCCGTTCTGCCAGGAACTCCCTGGTAAGACCGTCACCGTTGCTCATGTCATTGAACTCCTGAAACTGATGACCTCAAAGGGCATGATCGTTCCCCGCTTCATACGAAGAGGAAAGTTTCGTTCGTCGCGAGGCTCGCGGAAACCTTTCCATTCGTATTCCTTTTCCATCGTTGTTGGATCCCGAGTAATGCCGAAGCCGAATTCGGGCCACCGCATCCAAACCGCTGAATCCGCTGGCCTCATATCTCTGCCGGTGAGAGCATTACCGAGTGGAGCGTGATGCTCCAGCCAGAGAGTGACACCGTAGTTAGCTCTAAGATAGTCGAAGTACGTACAGACTTCGGTGATAAGAGCCGTTGAGGATCTGTTGCCTGGGTCTACATAGGACTTATAGATAGGCCCAAGGACGAGGAGTTGTGCGTCGGTCTTTATGATCTGCCGCTCAAGTAGTTCTCGATCCTTTGGATTCAGGATGTTGATACCGTCGGGCTTCATGTAAAGATCCGCCTCACCAGGACGCTTACCATAGTTGATTTTGAGCGACTCGACAAGTTTCCGAGCTTGCCGTCGAATAATCCGTTCGGGGTTTTCAAGATCAACGAATAATGTTCGAACCGGTGGGATTTCCATGTAAGTGAACGGATGAACACCGGCACCGGCGCAAATTGCAACTTGGCGCGCGAGTGTCGTCTTACCGACACCTTCCGCCGCAACGATGACCACTCGCTCCTGCCGTTCGATCAAACCGTCGATCAACCAGTCGTAAGGGTCCGAGGCCGTTTCGTTAACGAAGTCACCCCAGTTAACCAATCGACCAGTTGCTACAGTCTGCGGGACTTCTTCGGTAATCGAGAGAATCTTCCTGGCTTCCGCCAATCTTTCTTCAAGAGTCCCAGGTGTATCGAGAAGATTTTGAAGATTTGTAAGAACTGGAACAAATGGATCTGGTTCTCGAACTTCATCCTCGACTAAGTCTGCAACACCGCCGCCGTCATTCAGAAGATCCGTTACGTCTTTGTGTGGATCAGGAGCGTGCTTAATCTTTACCGTGCAACCGACATTGACTAATTCGTTTGCAACATAATCAGCGTGAATCCGACCAGGTTCGTCATTATCAGCGATAATCGCAATGCGCGCGCCCTGGAGAGCTGCCGTGTGATTTGGTTTCCATTTTGAACCCTGACCGTTATCAGCTCCTTGCGGGTTGCAAGTTGCGACAAGACCGAGAGCCGTCAGCGAGTCGGCGTCCTTTTCACCTTCAACAATGAACACCGGTCGATCATTCGCTACCGCATCGAGTACCGCTGGCAAGTTGTAAAGCGGCTTTTCAGAAAGGTGCGTCGTTGAATACTTCCAACCGCTACCGTCCTTGACTCTTTGACGGAATTCTTTTTTACCGTCTGGCAAAGCGAACCGTAAGACCTGGAAAACCAGCTCACCGTCACCGTCGTAATAACTGTAGGTATTTGTAAGTTCTCCGTCCACAAACTCGCTTTTCTTTTCCTGGTGCGGATGCAAGTCCCGCACGGTTAATTCAACAGATTCACAAATTTCTTCGAGTGAGCAAGCGCTTCCGCCTCGATGACACTTTGCTAAGACTCGACCGTCGCGACCTTCAACGATGCTGAGTGATGGAGACTTGTCGTCATCTCGACACGGACATTGAGCAACCCAACCGTCACCGGAGCGCCGAACGCTATTCAGGCGATTCAGGAAGTTCTCTACCGTCGGTGAAGCGACCGTCATGACAAAACTTCCGGGGCGTCCTCAGGAAGGGCGTATCTTTGGAGTTCATCACGTTGAAGCACGCTCGACCAAGAGGAAACGAACGCGCGTTTCTCAGGCGTACCAGCCTCTCGCATCGCGATTCCGATGAGTTTGTCAATTTCTTCATCCCCGCTACTGGGAGGATCAACTCCCATTGACACCGCTTCCCACCGTTGAGCCGCTAAGAACCACGCGCGCTCGGCATCAGGGAGATTAGATAAGCCGGTAACTCTGTCAATCGTTACCCGTCGAATCTCACCGACTCGTGGCATCCACCGTATGTTCTCCAAGATCATTCCGTCGACCGTCTTTAAAACTTCAACATATTCAAGATCAGCCAGGTAACGCCACCAGGTTCGATAAAGCGCAACTTTTCCACCGTCAGGGCTTCCCCAGTTCGAGCAAGCAAGATCAACAATCGCCGTAAGTTCAGCCTTCTGCAAGGAACTTCTCCTGATCGGTGAGTTCCGTCGCGTAACTAGCGAACCGTTCAATGTGTTCAGCGTCCCTCAGAATGAGTTCTACTGAGTCGTACCGTTTACCGCTTGGGTTATCCCCCATGTGCCACGAGGATTTCGCACAGCCGTCAATGGCGAGACAGCAACCGTCTTCGCCGTACCACTCGACAGCTCGAGCAATGAGCTTGGCGCGCTTTTCTGTAAGAACTGGTCGCAAGCCCCGACCCGAGTTTCTGCACGTGGCAATCCAGTAATCGAAAACTCTTTGAACTTTGAGTTTCGTGAGTTCTTGCTCTGCGGTCATCTTCGCCTTTCTCGGTAGGTAGGTAATGGATCATAAGGTGCTATCGGAGTGATAGCAAGCGCGAATATCGCGGTAAGAGCTAAGTGGTATTCCGTTTACGAGGATTGAGTAGAAGAAACCGTAGAACTAATTCTTGGACTCTTGTCCTCGTATTGGGTTTGTCTACAAACAACAAGAGTCTAAATCTTTAGGTAAGTCCAAGACCCCCCTCCGTTGGTTCCCCCAAAAACACCGTCGATACTTACGACCGTGCGCGTTTAAGAGAACCTAGTGAAAGGAAGCGTTTTACTCTTTGAAGTTTGCCCTTGGCCAGGGGTCACCGTTATGTGTCGGTGGTTGGTCCGCGAAGATAGCAGGTCCTGAGCCAGTCGCGCGCACTTTCAAAGAAAAAAATAAATGGCCCCCAGGGAGGCGGATCCCCGGGGGCCGTGAAGGAGCTTCAAGACTGAGCAAGAAAGGCGGAAACTAACTCAGCCGAGCTCCTTCAGAACAAAAGGATACACCGTTAGGTAATCCTTGTCAAATTTTGTGGTGCTGTCTCTCCATGCTGTCACGCCTCGCCTCCCGACGACACTTCCCGCGGCGTTCCGGTACTACAACCAGGGAAAGGAGTTCCCCTCCATCGGTGGAATCCTTATGCTAACGGATAGTCAAACCATCCACGCTCAACCATGATACCGATGGCTGAATAGCCGACGATGTCCATGTACGTGTCGCTGACTGCCTCGTTGGCAGGGTCAATGCCCTTCTCAAGAAGATTCTCAAGTCGAGCGACCTTGTCGTGAGTTCTTACGATGAGTCCGAACTGACCGAACCGGTTGATGTTCTCAGGACCGTAGTCAGTTTGTTTCTTGATGAGTAGTTGCGTTACGTCCGCAGAAGTTACGCCGTACTTATCTTTCAACACCGCTAAAGCAACCGAGCCAAGCACTTGCCAGCTCATAACAATTACGTCGGAATAGTTTTCAGTCTTTGGCTCGGTTTCCACCGTTGCCGCAACCGAACTATGCAACCGTCGCAAAAGTTTCACCGTTGCTTGGTCCGTGCCAAGAGCGACATCGGACTTACCGTCAATAAGATTTACAGCGACTTCCGCCGCTGCGTTCCAGGTCATGAAGCCTCTTTCTCAAAGAGGGCGTCAAGATCGGAGTCGGTCAACTCGTGAGCGTATTCAACGATCTTCTCGTCAACCGTGTCGATTACTTGCTGGAGTGTTGGCTCATCCATAAAGGTGATGATGTCAAACTCCCTGAATGACTCCAATGGTTCGTAAAGCGATCCAATGAAGATATTGATCGTCAGACTTCCGTTGTACCGGAACTCAATGACGCCTTCGTCACTTTCCTTGCGAATGACAATGCTTGTCATTTAAAACCTCTTTCCGTTGTTGGTTGAATTGTTAACCGAAGCATTCATCACAGAAGTCTTCGGGTTCCCAGCATTCACCGCAGAAGTTGCAGCAATAGCAACAAAACGGTCCTGCTGAGCTTACTGTGCCAAGCGTGTTCTCTAGGGCGTTTTCACGCCTTCGAGAGCCACGCCAGGCAAAGAATGCTGCCCAGCCGAGAAAGCCCATCAGCCGATCACCGTAGCGATGATGTGGGCGGTGATGGCGATGATGGCAATCACGGCAGGTAGCAGAGCTGGAAGAATCAGATCACTCTTCATAACAGTCCTCGCAGTAGTGAAAGACCGTGCTGTTGAGTTCAACGAGTTTGAGGTTTGAAGTCGGTAGATCCGATTCGTAACCTTCAATCGGGAAATCCGACCCGCAACCGTCGCACTCAAAGTGTGATTCCAAGTAATCGTCATACTCGGGATCAATGTAGGGTCCGTCGCATTTGCCACAGACGCAGTTGATGGTTTCCATTGTTTCGCCTTTCTTGCAGAGGCACTTCCCCTACAGGTAATAAACGCACGAAGTAGTGCAAAGTGTGCGGTCAGTCAATCCAGGTCACTTGTGGTTGCTGGATTCTCATCACGCCATCACTGACGATCTGTCGCCAATGAGCTCCATCCTCACCGCGCCATTCAAACCACGGTGCGCTCCCATCATCGGATGAAAGAACTGGAGCAAGAGCGGCGATGAAGACATCTTCTGAACCGGTCTTATTGTCGTAACCGAGGAATGAAATCCCACCGTTACCGTCATCCTCAAACTCAAATCCGAGTTGCTCCAAGATTGCTGCAACGTCTCGACAGGTTTCGGGATAGTTCCATTCCATCCACGAGAACCAAATGTCCTCGTGCGGACCTTCAATCTTCTGACGGTTCTCTAAGGTTCCGCAACCACCACGTTTGAGTTCGTTGTGGTTATTCAGCTCACAAAGAATCTTGTAAGCCTCGTCGAGCTTGTCCTTGCGGACGTATGCGTTGTTGCCTTCTAGAGTCACGTAATAACCCATGTTTGCTGCCTTTCTGTTGGGGCCAGGATGGCCGATTTGGTTGTTTGTATTGTACCCGACCACCGTTTAGTGGTCAAGTGCTAAGTAAACGCACGAAGGGGTCCAATGTGTGCTGTCTTGGACCCCTTTCGTGGTCAGTACATGTAGCGAACGATTTCGCGTGAGCGGAAGACGATTTCTTTCAACCGAGGATCGGTGTCCTCCGTCAGTTCAAACCGAGCGAGTTCGGCGACTAGCGCCTCGGCGTCGGATTGGTACTCGTCCTCATCGTCGTCCTCGTGATGCGATTCCCAAGGGCAGCGACCGGCTGGTACCGGAGTCACTGAGGTGGAAATCGAATCGTCCCAAGAACGACCACAGGTTCCGCAGGTGACCGCAGTCCCTATTCGTCTAGCGTCCGCTAGTTCTGCACCCTTGAGCGCAGTCACTTCGTAGGTCATATCGTTGCCTTTCTGTTGATGGCCGGCATTTCCGGCTTCAGTAGGTAAACGCACAAAGACCCCCAATGTGTGCTGTGGATAACTTCAGGAGCTGCGGACCTGGCCCCCGAGCAGCCCCGCTCGGAAAGTTTCGTTAGAGGAGGGCGGGACTGCTAGGCTCAACGCTCATGAATCTGTCTCCACACCAGGCGCGCTTCGAAAGAAATGCAGAACTTGTGAGAAAGCTCGTGGCCAAACGAGGGAACTGCAACATCCCTCTCGCCCTTGTGGTTGACGATGAAGGCGACGAGGTGAAGATCGGACGCTGGGTGGGCTACATGAAGACACAGCACAAGCAGAATCGATTGGACGCCTACAGGATCGCGACGCTTGAGGCAATTCCTGGCTGGAGCTGGGAGGGCAGGCGTTCGGGTCCTGAACCCAAGCAGGCTGAAAGGGACAGCGAGATTCGCAGCCTGAGGCGACAGGGGATCACGCTGGAGGCGATTGCGTACAACTACGGACTCTCCAAGCAGCGAGTTGCACAACTCTGCGATGGAATAAAGCCCTAGCGCGCGCCAAAGCCCACTGAAGGTTGATCTTCAGTGGGCTTTGACTGGTGGCAGCTCGAGGGTTAGGAGGCGGAAACCGCCCCGAGCGGCCTTCTCAACTCGCGCAGGTGGCGGGAACCCACGCGAGGAGAACAAGGGGAAGGACTCTCGCCCCTCCCCCAATCCTCATCGGCGCAACCAAGCATCGGTGCGGGCGATGTGGCCAATCGCGCGTGGTTGAAGTTTTCCACCACGCTTGACCTTGACGAGAGCAGCAACTGCTTCCTCAGCGTCATTGACCATGTGAATCTTCTGTGTTGCGACGATCTTGCCACAATCTTCTGCCAAGTTGTCGTGGAAAGAGTCATGTGAGTCGGTGACCATTCCATCGCAGACCCAAATGATGGGTTCGTTCTTCTTGCGCTTCTTAACTGCAAACTCAAGCGCAGGACCATCAACTCCATTGCCACCTTGACCCGAGTGGATTCGATCGCAGACCTTCCCATCTTGAGCAAGAACCCAAGTATTCGGAACGCCAGTGGAGTTCGGACGATGGCTGTAGCCGATCACGGTGCAACCAGGAGCGGCTTCAAGAATTGACCAAAGGTCTTTCTCGTCCAAATGCATTGAACCGGACTGGTCAATCAAGACCACGCCACCCTTGCCCTTGATCGCACGATCAAAGACGCGACGCTCGGGATCAACCAGCATCCGATTGATTCGGCGCGGGTTCCGACCGACGTTGGTGGCGACACGCTTGCGACCAAGTTGACCACTAACGCGTCGCGTGAGCGGAACTCGGTCAAGCAGTAGGGGAGCAAACTCGCCCCTCTTGCCACGACCTTTACCGGAGCGGACCTTCTCCTTGATTTCTTCGGCATCAATTTCTTTGCCTTCGCCATCTTCGGAGGGTTCGCCAGCATCAAGACCGACTCGCAGGATTTCTGCGATCTGTCGAGTCCAAGTTTCAAACCCACGGGCAATGCCACCCTCGCCAGTCGGCGTGATGTCACCAAGCGAACGAGGATGAATCTTGCGAACGAGCTTGACCATTGCCTTTTCAATTTCACGCAATGCCTTTCCCCATTCGGGATCAATCTTCTTGACGCCTCGCAGGAAGTCGGCGGCTGCCTTCGTTCCTGCCATTGCGCCAATGCTAAGGACGGCACCGTTCCAGTCACCTCGTTGAGCGACTCGCTCACCACTGGTGGATTCACTGCCATCGCGAAGATCGCTGGTATCAAACCCAGCCTTCGAAATGAGAGTGTTCACTCGGAACTCCTCTGCTGCAATGACAGCCTGAGGATCAATGTCATCCATTGATGCGACCGCTGTGCCGATGTCAAACGGTGACACTCGGACGTGCATCAGCTCATGGATTCGAATGATCCGACTCGCTGCATCCTGACCGTAAGGGACTCGGATGCGTTTGTTATCAAGGTCGGCCCACGCCTCGCCGCGCGCTGCCTGGCCCGCCTGAACTTCCCATGTGTCGCTGCCATGCTGTCCGGCACGAGTGACGAACTCCGGCATAGCGACATTCACCTGCTTCACTGCTTTACTCATGTGCGCCTCCTAAGGCTGTAGTTGGTTGGAGTGGGAGGGGCCGAAGCCCCTCCCGATGGATCAGACACCAAGCCGGTCAACCTTGAGTGCATCAAGGATGTCCTGTGAACGCTGACCAAAAATGATCTTCGCAGCGCGCTCTTCACCCAACGATGATCGAAGGTTGTCAAACGCTTGGAAGGTACGGATTGAGAACCGACGCTCGGGTGAGGCATCAGCAAGACCAGCGGCAGGGCCACGAAGGTCAGGCGAAATGCTGAGCAGTGCGCCAGGGTGCGGAGTGTTGATCCGCAGTGCCACGGGGAACCGATCCTTGAGAGCTTCAGGAAGGTCTTCCATGTTCTCAAGGTTCGTGGTCATGATGACCGAGAACCCTTCAAGAGGCTTGACCTTCTCGCCCGTGGACGGGTGTTCCCACTCGGCAGATTCCACCGAGTCGGTCATGGCAAGGAGTAGGGACAGAACGTCACCGGAGGCCTTGTCAATTTCGTCAATGACGAGTCGACCGCCAACCTGCCCGTTGCCTCTCCATGCCTTGATGGCAGCGCCTTCAAGCCACTGCCAACCGTCGTTGCCCGCAGGCATCCAGCAGCCGGTTACATCGGCAGCCGTCATGTCTTCGGTACAAACTAGACGGAACGAACCAGCGGTGACGTTGCCCTCGTTGAGGCCTGCGTAGGTCTTTCCGGTTCCTGGTGGACCGAAGAGGATGACGCGATCAATTCCCGCTGTAATGACGTCGGAGAAATCACTCCAACACTGAGGTACTTCCGTTACTGAACTCATAAATGCCTCCTAAGGCTGTTTGTGGGGTACTTCCCCGTTGGTAGGTAAACGCACGATTCGAACGAAGTGTGCGGTACTGCTAGCTCAGGCTGAAATAAATTCCCAGCCAGCCTGAGCTAAATCGGTGGACTCGTATGAGTAACCGGAATTTGGATCAATGTTCCGGAGTAGGAACGGCGACCAACGATCATCGCGATCAATTGAAATCACGACGTAGGTTGCTCGCGGATTCGCTACATCCGAGTACTCAACAATTGAACCGATGCTGACCAGGTCAGCGACCTTGTACGGACTAGAAACAATCATGTTGCTCTCCTTACTGGTTGGGAGGTACTTCCTCCTCGGTTAATAAACGCACGAAGTGGCCCGAAGTGTGCGGTGGGAGTCGAACCCCCACCGCACTGAGTCAGGCGACGTCTTCGGTGTCCACTGCGTTGAAGGTCACCTTGACGTAAGGCGACCCAGCAGCGACGGTCGTGCTGACCGACTGAACAACGGTGGGATCAATCAGACCCTTGAGAACCGCCTCATTGAGAAGCGACTCATCCACCTTGCGGGTGGTAACAGTGATCTGCTCCCACACGTCAGCCGAAATGAGCTTGGCGAGTGCCTTCTCATCACGCTTGACCTTGTTCCCCTCAGGGACGACCACGGTCACGCGGTCACCATTCGGGAGGACGTGGGTCTTGACGTCGTTAGCGACGAAGACCTCAATTGCAGCCACGTCGGCGTTCTCCTTGTTGCGCTGGGCAACCAGGACGGCGTCCTTGGCCTGTACTGCGCCCTGTGCCGCGAGTGCGACAAGGGTTCCTGCTTCCACTGTTACTGACATAACTGCCTTTCTGTTGATGGGGTATCTCCCCGTTGATAGATAAACGCACGAAGTGCTTCGAAATGTGCGCTCCGTGACAGGAAACATTCTGACAGGAGGGTGTGACAGTGGTTGCCACACCCTCCCTAGATCAGAACGGGCCGATTTCCTCCACAAAGAGGTGGCCCGGACCGTTGCCTTCCTCATCCTGAGAAACGACAATGTCTACGGTCTTACCGTTAGAGAGCTTGATACGGAGAACCGGCCAAACCTCGGGCCAATCGAATTCGTCCCCGTCTTCGCCTTCTACGGGCGCTCCCCAGCCGATGATGGTGCCACCGACTAGTGGCTTCAAGTAACTCTCTACGTACTTCTTCTGACTCTCTATGCGAGATTCCTTCTTGGTTGCTTCCATGATGGCCTCCTAGCCGTCTTGCGGGGGAATTTCCCTCGCTATGTATGTAACGCACGAAACGGTCCGAAATGTGCAGTCGGTGTTCTGTGGCTTGTGGCACAGTATGACACACCGGTGCGACATCAGCAAGTTTCGCTCAAGTGGTAAACGCACGATGTGGGTCAATGTGTGCTGTGGATAACCCTGGGGATTTCCTGTGGATAACTACTAAGTGGTAGCCCTGTGGAAAAACCTGGGGATAAGCTCGGTCGAGCTGGAAGCCCCGCCGGATTTATGCGTGGCGGGACTATCAAGAGGGGGCCACCTTTCGGCAGCTCCCCATGGATCAGCGATTGATGTCGCACCAATAAACGGTGTCGTTGTCAATCTTTCGAACTTGGCTGACCCAATGGCCAGGGCGTTCGCACCACTTGTCAGCGAGGCGCTTAGCCTCTTCAAGCGCCCTTGCTCCGGTGCA